TCATGAGAAAACTCGTATTATCTGATGTTAAGTTTTCTCTATGTACTGCTCTTGACCGTTTTGCTCGTCTCGGGTATGATGGTCACGGGCAATAAAATGTCTATTACAGTAAAAAGGAATTGAATTATGGCAATGATGAAGAACGGAAATTATATTCCGGGCAGACCAAAGAAAACTCGTCAAGGTTCCTCACAAAACACTCTTGTAAGTGCTACAAGTCGCAATAACGGCAAGAAGCGTTATCGTGGTCAAGGAAGACGATAAAATCCCATTATGGGTATATTTGATAGGAATATCATTATTTCTTTTTACAATTTTGTGCTTTATCATTTTAGTTCTAGGCAATGTATATGTCTAGAACTTTTTTTTGTGTATAGATAAAGAAACAATTTGTTACCTATGGCTTGTTTGATTGCTAATCTTCCATCAATGGAAGTATGGGTTCGTAAAGAATATCTAACGGATCACCAGAGTGGATGGGGAGAATTTGTAAAAGGTGTTTGGGTATCTGTAAAGAGTATACCTGGACGTGCATTTTACTTTGAAACCTATCTACCAGAGTATGCGGCAATGTACGACAAATTGCCCATCAGCGCCTTTGTAAGCGACCCTGAGACGCCTAATCCTGACATGAGTTTACCTAACCTACAATTCTGGAATTGCATGGATTACGGGGTCGTATCGGTGGATAAGAAGTTTATTGGTAGCATGGACTTTGAGTGTTATACAAGGGACCATGGTAATGTTAAAGGCACTTATGTCTGCACAATTGATAACTACCATCACGATCCAGACTATGTTGACTATGCAACTAGCGAAAATCCTGCAGAACATAAGTCACATAATCTAATTGAACTTGAAAATGGTCAGTATGCACTGTATCCAAATAATAGATTACGTATTTTTGACAATAGTTTGACACCTGTTGATCCAAAAATGCCTGATTTTAAAGTATCAACTCAATATTATCAAGTTGAGAATGGAAATGATAGACTTGGTATGGGACGTGAGGACGAATATTTCTGGAAAACCGCAAAAGAAAGATCAGAGGCTGTTAATAACGAAGATTCTAGTGTAGAATGTGATCAATAAATAATCCTAAAGAGTATCATGAGTCATCCACAACATCTTGACGGTTCCGTAGACAAATCAAATGCGTTTATTGAAAACGGAATGACCTTAATTACAGAGGTTGATAGTGAAAAATATTTAAAGAAAGCAAAAGAGCAACGCGCGAGGCAGCAAAAGATTGAAGAAGTCCGTGAACGCTGGACATAATATTAAAATATCCCTAATAAATAACTTATAATTGCTGCATTAGAGTGCCTTTAGAGCGAATTAGTAAAGGGTTTAAAGACATTAGTATGTCATTTCAAATTAACCCCTTAAGTAATGACTTGATTGCATTAAAAAATGCAAATGCAATTGCACGTTCCGTAAGAAATATCATCTTCACACTACCTGGTGAGAAGATGTTTAACCCAGATTTCGGAACAAATATAACTGATTCTCTTTTTGAACTTTTAGATTCTACATCTGCTTCGGTAGTTCAGGATCAAATTAAATATTCTTTAGAAACATTTGAACCTAGAATTAGTATTTTAGATATTATCGTCACTCCAAACTTTAATGAACTTGGTTATGATATTGAAATTACCTATAATATTATTGGACAAGAAATAGATCCTCAGCAAATAAGTTTTATCTTGCAATCAACTAGGTAAAAAATGCCGTTAACAAATTTTTCTAACCTAGATTTCGATCAGGTTAAACAATCACTCAAAGATTATCTTCAGGCAAATTCCAATTTTACGGATTATGACTTTGAGGGTTCTAACCTATCGTCAATACTTGATGTTTTAGCATACAATACGTACATTACTTCGTATAATGCTAACATGGTAGCAAACGAAGTATTTCTTGATAGTGCCACATTAAGAGAAAATGTGGTTTCTATTGCAAGAAACATTGGATATTTGCCAAAATCTAGAAAATCTGCCCGTGCAACTGTTAGTTTTTTCGTTGATGTCTCTTCAGTTGTCCCTTTACCAGTATCTTTAATCCTTAAAAAGGGACCAATAGCAACTTCCCAAGGAAATTTTGCAAATTCTTCCTATATTTTCTCAATTATTGATGATATTACAGTTCCAGTAACGAATGGAATTGCAGTTTTTCGTAATATTCCAATTTATGAAGGTCCATTGCTCTCACAAACCTTCATTTACAACCCAAGAGACTATAATCAAAGATTTATTTTACCAAATTCGGGAATTGACACTGATTTAATGTCAGTTTTTGTTAAAGATAGCGCAACAGCAACGGCAGCAACACGCTATTCTAGGCAAGATAACTTATTTGGCGTCGATCAATTTACAAAATCATATTTTTTACAAGAAATAGAAGATGAAAGATATGAAATTTTGTTTGGTGACGGCATTTTTGCTCAAAAATTGCAAGAAGGTAATCATATTACTGTAAATTACATTAGATCTAACGGTGATAGTGGTAATGGAATTGCCAATTTTACTTTTAATGGAAGAATTATCTACGAAAGAAACGCTATTGAGTATAATGTAACTAGTGGAGTTTCATTATTAACAACTGGAGTCATTTCTTCTGGTGGAGAAAATATTGAAAGTGTTGAATCTATTAAAAAGTTTGCTCCAAGATCTTTTGCAACTCAAAATAGAGCTGTTACTTCTACAGATTATGAAACTTTGGTTCCGACAAAGATTTATCCTGAAACTGAATCAATTTCTGTATTTGGAGGAGAAGAGTTAATACCTCCTCAATATGGAAAAGTTTTTATTAGTATAAAACCAAAATTTGGAGATTTTTTACCAAATTTGGTAAAAGAAAATATTAAAAAAGAGTTAAAAAGATACTCTGTAGCAGGAATTTTAACAGAAATACTTGATTTAAAATATTTGTATATTGAGGTTAATTCAAAAGTATATTATAATTCAAATTTAACTACTTCATCACAAAGAGTTTCTTCAATTGTGCAAAATAATGTACAAAAATATGGAGATTCTACAGAATTAAACAAATATGGTGCTAGATTTAAATATTCTAAATTTCAAAGAATAATTGATGACAGTGATCAGGCAATTACATCCAATATAACTACTATTGGTATAAGAAGAGATTTGAGAGTTGTTCTAAACACTATTGCTGAGTATTCTATTGGTTTTGGTAATGAATTTCATATTACAAGTCTTGAAGGATTTAATATCAAATCTTCAGGATTTACTATTAGCGGAGTTCAAGATGTTTTATACATTGGAGATTTACCAAGTTTTGATGGTCAGACTGGAAGTTTGTTCTTCTTTACTCTTCCAACACTTACTTCACAAAGTCCAACTATTATAAGAAGAAATGTGGGAACAGTAAATTATGTAAATGGAATTGTTACATTAAATCCGGTAAGTATAACTTCCGGCAAATTGCGTGATGGTCAACCTATAATTGAAATATCAGCGACACCAAAATCTAATGATGTGATTGGATTGCAAGATTTATATTTGCAATTAGATATATCAAACAGTGTAATTGATATGGTAGTAGATGATATTTCTTCTGGTTTGGATTCTTCAGCATCTACTTACGTTTCATCTTCTAGTTATGCAAATGGTAATTTAGTTAGACCTGGTGGAAGACCAGGTACAACTGTTGTTTCAGAAGCACAAGCAAGAGCAGCTGCTTCAACTGGCACCAGTATTTACAGTACTGGCGCTTCTTCTTCGGTAAATACTTCTACAGCATCGAATGTAAATACTACTGATGGAACTGCTTCGGGAACAACTCCTAGTCAAACTTATAGTTCGCCTTCTAGTTCTTCCTCTAGTTCCTCCTCCAGTTCGTCTTCCAGTTCGTCCTCTAGTTCATCCTCTAGTTCATCTTCTAGTTCATCTTCCGGTTCGTCCGGTGGTGGTTATAGCAGCGGATACTAATACTTAAATCAAAATGACAGAAAAAAGAGTTAAGCTTTCCACGATTGTTAAAAGTCAAGTTCCTGATTACGTTAGGACTGATTTCCCATTGATAACTGAATTTTTAAAAGAATATTATAGGGGACAAGAATATCAAGGTGGTCCAATTGATTTAATTGACAATATTGATCAGTATACAAAGATTGATTCTTTTACTAATAGAGTATATTCAGCTACTCTGTTTAGACCTCTTAGTGCATCAGGTAGTGTTATTGAAATATCTGATACTTCTGGATTTCCAGACTCGTATGGTCTTATAAAAATTAATGATGAAGTAATTACATATAAAAACAAAACTCCAAGTAGTTTTATTGGATGCGTTAGAGGATTTAGTGGAATTTGTGATTATACAAAAGAAAATTATCCTGATGAGGTTTTATTTGAGTCTACTCTAGCAAGATCGCATAAAAAAGGATCTGAGGTTTTAAATTTAAGTGTATTATTTTTACTAGAATTTTTAAATAAAACAAAAAAACAAATTGCTTTAGGGTTTGACGGTAGAGATTTTTATTCTGGATTAGATCAAAATAATTTTTTAAAGCAAGTAAGAAGTTTTTATGCTTCAAAGGGAACGGAAGAATCATTTAAAATTTTATTTAAAGCACTTTATGGTGCTAGAGTTAAATTAGTAACACCAGCAGAACAACTATTCAGACCTTCTGATGCACAATTTAATAAAGTAGAAAGTCTGGTTATAGAACCAACTTTAAATGAAGACGAATTTGACAATATTCAAAACATTACTCTTTTTCAAGATTTTCCATCAAAATCATATGCACCTATTGCATATTCTGAGAGAATTCAAACACCCGATTTAAAAACATATTACAGACTTGACATAGATTCTGGATATAATAAAGATATTACTTTTAGTGGTGCAATTTATGGAGACTTCAAAGTTACACCCAAAACAAAACTAATAAATCCAATTTCTATCGGTGCAACATATCTTGATGTAGAATCAACCGTTGGTTTTGCAAAAACTGGAAACATTTCATTTAAATATACTGATGGAACAAATGGATCTTTGTATTATGGATCTAAAACAATTAATCAATTTAGAGACATTAATTATATCTACAAAGAAATTGCTGAAGAAGAAAACATAACCGATAAAGATACTTTTGCATATGCAACAATAAACGGTAAGAAAGTTGAATGCAACGTATCATCTATTATTTCCGAAGCAAATTATCCTATAAAATCTTTATTTAATAATAAAGATACCATATCAAGAGTTAAAACTCTTGGTTTTGAAGGATCTGGTTTTAAATTCGATGAGTGGTTTTATAATAACAAAAAAGTATTTACTGTCAACAATATTTCAATAATTGATTTTACGGACAGAGTATACAGAATAAATTTGTATAATGAACATTATCTTGTTAAAGATGATACTATTGAAGTAATTGATAATAGTGGAGTTGCTTTAGATGCAACTATTCTTTCCGTTGTTAATACAAAATCATTAAATGTTAGAATTTCTGCAGTAATTGATTTAGATAAAAGTTATACAATTAAAAGAGGAATATTAAGAGGCGTTTCTTCTTCATTCCCTCAATTAGAACAATATCATGCAAATGTACAAAATGTATACAGTGACGATGATGGCAATTTGCTAGTTGCTTCTACGTCTTTACCTTCAGAATCAATTTCTATTGCTCCTATTGATTTGATAATTGAAGGAACTTTTAGTGGCACTGATGTTAGTTTTACTTATCCTCACAATTTAAAAACTGGAGATAAAATTTACTATTATCCAGAGATGATAGAATCAACGAAAGTTGATGAGGGATTTAATTATGTAAAGGAAATGGTTGAAGGAACAAAATTATTTGATGGAGGGATATACTATGTTGAAAAGGTAGATGAAGTTACAGTTAAATTTGCTTTAAGTAAAGAAAATATCTTTTTTAAAAAATATATTACATTTGACTCTACAACAGTAAAAGAAAATAGAGTTAGATTATATGATTACCATGAAGCAGAGTTGCAAGATCAAAAATTACTTCGAGAAATACCTGTACCATTAGAAGATGCTACATCAAAAGTAGCAACTCTTCCAGGAACAACTGGAATGTTACTAAATGGTGTAGAAATTTTAAATTATAAATCTAGAAACAACATTTATTATGGAGAAATAAAAAATGTTGATGTAATTTTCTCAGATGAACAATTTGATGTAATTAATCCTCCAAATCTTGTTGTTGAAGATAGTAGTGGAAGTGATGCAGAAGGTTATTTTGGAATTACTGGGTCCTTAAGCAAAATCAAACTTGTCAATGGTGGATTTGATTATGAGGGAACTCCAACGATTAAAATTAAAGGAGGAAATGGAAAAGGTGCTTCAGTTTTAGTAAATATGAAACTGTCTGAGCATGTATCATTCTTTAATAGTAGATCTATTCGTTTACCAGAAGATATTATTGGATTTTCAACATATCATAAATTTAGAAATTTTGAAGAGGTTGTTTATCAAACAAGTGGACAAACAGCAATTGCAGGATTAACAACAAACACTTCATACTTTGTTGGGTTGGCTGCTGGAACCACAACTTATGCATTAACAGTTTCTAGTAAAACCGGAGATCATCCTTATTTTGGTCAGGGATCTGCTAATGGATATTATATTGTCGGTGGTGACTATAGTGCAGTAACACAAGCACCAAATTTACAGTTTGTTCGTGGTTCAACTTACATATTTGATCAAAACGATATATCAGTCACACCACATGCAGTATACTTCAGCGAAGTAGAAACTGCTTTTGGTGGTTCTGATAGATATGAGATTGGTGTAACTTACACACTTGATGGTGTAAATCTTGCTTATGCTGATTACATAAGTGGTTTTGCAGCTGCTACAAATCGTAGTATTAGTATCACAGTTGCTAATGATGCGCCAGCAACTTTATACTATACATGTTCGGCACATCAATATATGGGTAATGCAATAGCAATTTCCAATGTTAGTGGTGGAATAGATCTTAACAATATAAAATTATATAATACTAGAAGTGATGCTACTTCTGGTATAAACACTGTTTCATTAACTGCATATGGAGATGGTGTTCATAGTTTACGAGCAGTTAATAAAAAAAGACAAATAGATTCTATTAATGTAGTAGAACCTGGAGAAGGATATTCAAATAGAAAAGTAACCTGCTCTTATACAGGTATCAATACGGCAACAAATACTATTAATAGTATCAATCACGGATATGTTAATGGTGATATAGTTCAATATGTAGGAGTTTCTAGTACAACAGAAACTCAATTAACAGGTCTTTCATTAAATACTGATTATATTGCTACTGTTATTGATAATAATAATTTTACTCTTTCAAATATTGGAGTAGGAAATAGTATTAATATATTTGCAGATAGAAAAGAATATATTGATATTACTAATCAAGGAACCGGAACACACATTTTCAATCATCCTCCAATTGAAGTAATTTTAAATGGAAAAACAGGCATAGGTGATAAATTTGTTGCGGAACTTCAACCAAAATTCTTAGGTTCTATTAATAATATTCATATCTCAAACGGAGGAGTTGGATATGGAGTAACTAATATTCAAGAATTTGAAAGAAATCCAATTGTAACATATTCTATTGGACAAGGTACACAAATAAAATGTATTGTTAATAATGGTAGTATAACTGAAGCTGTTGTTCTCCATAGAGGTAGAGATTTTACTTCTGCTCCAGATGTTGTTGTAGACGGTAATGGCACAGGTGCTGTATTAACTGCTACTCTCCGAAATGACGGAACTATTGATGAAGTAATTGTTATTGAAGGTGGTAGAGGTTACTCTCAAAATAGTACTTCTATTAGAATTGTATCTTCAGAATCTCTTTCACAATCAAAATTCCAACCACATCTTCAAAGTTGGAAAATTAATTTGTTCTTTGATAATTTTGAAAAAATAGAAAACGATGATGGAATTTTAACTAAATCTTCTTTTGGTAATTATGGAATTCAATATTTGCATTTGTATGCTCCAAGATATTTAAGAAATAGATTAGTTCCAAGTGATTCTGAAGGTGCTAAACAATATGGTGCAAGCGATTTACCTTTTAACAGAGTAGAAATTGATTCTCTTAATCATTCTCCAATTATTGGATGGGCGTATGATGGAAATCCAATATATGGTCCGTATGGATACTCTAAAAAATCGGGTGGTGTTGCAGTAAGAATGAAAAGTGGTTATTATGATGACTCTGCATCTAGAAGCAATAGACCACCAAATTATCCTTCAGGATATTTTGTTGAAGACTATACTTATTATAGAGTTGATGATGACAGTGTTCTTGATGAAAATAATGGAAGATATTGTGTTACCCCAGAATTTCCAAAAGGAACATATGCATACTTTGCTACCATCAATGAAATTGCAGACGATGCAGGACCTTTTAGGGACTATAGACGACCAATATTTCCATACCTTATTGGAGATAATTATTTCTCTATTCCCAGTAAATTTAATGATGATAAAAATTCAAATCAAGATGGATTTGATTTAAATCAAAGTGAATATAAGAGAAATACCACAGTATATAATTTCTTTGATAAAACAGTTAATTATCCCTATATTAACCTTTCAAATAATCTTAATCAAAAAGTAACTGTAAAAACTGTTGGTAGAGGTAGAGTAAGTTCTATTGATGTATTGAATGGAGGAGATTTTTATAAAGTAAATGATAGATTAGTATTTGATCAGGAAAATTCTGGTGGAAAAGGAGTTGCGGCTAAAGTTGAATTTGTAGAGGGTAAAGAAGTTGTAAGTATTTCATGTTCAACTACAGAAATTCCCATTGAAATATATTCAACACCACAAAAAGGAAAATTCGTAGGAATAGCAACTACTTCACATCAATACTTTAATAATGAATTAATATCGATAACTAATTTTTCAACTGTTAAATCTAAATTTGAAGGTAATTATGAAGTATCTGTACCAGCCACTACTTTTTCTCTAGTTGGATTAGGCACAACTACACATGCTCTTGATAATATTGCAAATACTGGTATTTCGACATATGTATATGTTTCAAATTTAAATTTTGAAGAAATTAGAGAAAATGACGAAGTTCAAATTAATGATGAAAGAGTTAAAGTTATAAATGTTGAGAGAGAATCTGGTAGAATTAAAATACTTAGAGAATCTAGTGGTCCTATTCACACAGTAGGCACCGCTGCAACCATAATGCAGAGAAAATTTTTCTTTAATTCTGATTATGATAATTCTTTTAAATTTAGAAATAATAAAGAAATTTATTTTACTCCATCAGAATCTATAGGATTATCTTTAAATCAGGGTACTCCAGGATATCCTGGATATGGAACTACTGTATTTTTTAATAATCCTGGAATAGCAGAAACTTCAACGTTTATTAAACCAAGATCAATATATCTAAAAAATCACGGATTAAAAACAGGTGATACTGTAAAATATTTTACAAATAGCAGTGATCCATATGGAAGTCCTAATTTAGCTATCGAATACGAAGATAACGTTTTTAATTCGGGTATTGGATCAGAATTAATAGATGGTAGGAATTATTATGTTGCTAGATTAGATAAAGATCATATTGGTATTTCAACTGTTATAGTTGGGATAGGATCTACAGGTGTAATTTGTGGAATAGCAGAAACAACTAGAGATATTGGACTAATAGATATTATCGATGCTGGAACGTATACAGATCATAGTTTTGTTACTCAATATCCAAAAATTACAGCAACTGCAATTAAAAATAGAGTAACAGTTTCTACAGCAACTACTCATGGGTTAAGTTCTGATCATAAAGTTTTGTTTGATATTCAACCCAGAGTAGAAAAAACAGTGGTTGTAAAATATGATGATTTTAATGGTAAAATAATTATAAATCCAAAATCTTTTGAGGCAGTTGGAGTTAACACAGAAACAGGCGTAGTTACTATTGAAGATCATGGTTTCTCTACAGGAGATAAACTTATTCACACTGCAGATACAGCAGTAACAGCATTTGATAACAACCGTGAATATTATGCAGTCAAAATTGATAAAGATAACTTTAAAGTTTCAACAACTTCATATAATTCTCAACTTGATCAACCAATAACAGTCGTTGGTGTTGCAACAACTGCAGGAACATTTAATCCTGTAAACCCTGTTATTGATACTGAAGGTTATAGTAGCATAAATTTTGACCTAACAGATTCATCTTTAGAATATATTTACTTCCAAAATAACTATCCAGCATTTGACCTTGATTTCTATGTTGGCGATACTTTTAATAAACCTTGGACAAAAAATCCAGAAGATAACGAATTTAAAGTAGTTAAAACTGGAATTGTTGGTTCAACTTCAATTGTAAAATTATTTTTAGATGAAAATACTCCAAAAAATCTTTTCTACAATTTAATACCAAAATATACTCAAGGAGTTCCTTTATCTGATATTAAAAAGTTAGTTCATTTAGATAAATCTGTACACGGTGCCGGATCTATTAAAGTTTCCGAAAGTTCTTACTCTGGTTCTCATAAAATAAAAGTTTCAAGCGGAACAACATTTTCTTATAATTTATCACAATCTCCAGAAGTGGTTTCGTATGGATCGACAAATTCTACAATATCATATATTACTGATTGTACCCATACTAACGGTCCAATTTCAAGAGTTAAATTATTAAATACCGGATATAATTATAATACTCTTCCTGGATTTTCAACTGTAACTACTATTGATGGAGTTGATGCAGTTTTAGAACTTAAAACTTCTGATATTGGAAAAATTGATAAAGTAGAAATAACAAATTATGGTTTTGATTTTCCATATGATCAAACTATTAGACCTCTCTTCTATTATCCACAATCTTTACGATTAACTCCATTCTCATCTATTGATAAAATTAGCATTACTAATTTTGGAAGAGGATATGATGGTAGACAGGAATTAGTAGTTATTGATGGAGTTAGTGGAGAAATTGTAGATGATATTGATTTAATTTATGATGGCAAAGATGATAAAGTAACCATACTAAAAAATACTTTTGGTATGAGTGATGTTATTCCAAAAATTTATCCTGTAAAATCTGGTCGTGGTATTCCCGTTGATACTAGCCCTCTCCCTGATACTGGTATTACGTATGATCCATTAACTAAACTGATTACGGCAAGATTAAAAACACAATATTCTTCAGGAGACTATTTCCCATTTATAGATGGTGAAAAATTTATGATTGAGGGGTGTAACACAGGTATTGGAAATTCTAGAGGATTTAATAGTTCTGAATTTAATTATAAACTTTTCACCATTGTCGCTGCTTCGGCAAATGTAGGTGGTACAGGTGCAGCAGTAACATTTAGTATGGCAGATCATCTAAAACCAGGTGAAGGCATTCTTGGTCTTGATAAAATTAATTCAGCACCAAGATTACTTCCAGAAAGAGATTTTCCATCATTTGAAATACAAATCAAGAAAAATGAATTTATCAAAAATGAAATTGTTAAATTTGGCAATAAAGTTGGTGTTGTAGAAAGTTGGAATGAAAAAGATTCAATTTTGCAAATTAACTCCACTGATAATTTCTTAAAAGGGGAAAGAGTTAGAGGGCAAACATCAAAATCAATTGCCTTAATCGGAGAAAATGTATTCCCATATAAATCATATGGAAAATATGGTGTTAGTATTAACCAAAGTAAAGGGTGGAATGATATTGCAGGTTTCTTAAACAATGATCTACAAAGATTCCCTGATAATGATTATTATCAAAATTTCTCATATTCTTTAAAATCTACCATACCATTACAAACCTGGAATGATCCCATTTCATCAATGAATCATGTTTCTGGGTATAAAAAGTTTGCTAATTATCAATTAGAATCTTACGAACGAGGTTTGAAAGTAAATACATCTCCAACTGAAGGATCTACTTATATTAATCTAATTAAGGATATTGTAGCAGAAGTAGATCTTAATTGTGTGAATGATTTTGATCTTGTTAGAGAAAATTATATTAATTTAGAAAATACAATAGTTTCTACTGAAATTAATTTTGAAGGCAAATTAATTTCTTCGTTTGATGAAGCAGTAGGTAATAGAGTTTTGTCTATTGATGATATTAGTAGTCAATTCTCGCATGTGCCCAGATCTGAAGAATATGTTGATATTGATGCACTATCTCTTGATAATTTAAGATTTGCAAAATATATTACTTTAGTTAGAGATAAAAGATTTACTTCAGAAAGACAAGTATCTGTTTTTGATGTTATTCAAGATGGAAACTATGGATATAGTAATGAGTATGCAGTTATGGCAACTACTGACAATGAACTTGGAGCATTTGATTTTAATATTGCTGACGGTAAAGGATTTATTAGATTCTATCCAACTAATGAAAAAGTAGCATACAATGATTTAAATATTTGCTACGTTGCATATAAAATTAAAGATGAATTTTTAGGTGTAGGTAACAGTTCTTTTGGTGACGTTGCTTTAGTAAACACTTCTAGTGTAATATTTAATACTCCCAATACTCCAAAAACTGTAGTTTCGATTGCAAATACGTATAACTCAGTATCATTAATGGTTATGATTAACCCAGATACTGCAGAAGATAATGAAGAATTTGGTGCTAGACAAATTAATTTTGTTCATGATGGAGTTAGTAATATTGTAGGTGGCGAATATGGTTCTTTATATACAGACATTGATGGATTGCAACCTGCAAATTCGGGATATGGCACTTTCTATCCATATTTTGATGGAAATAATTTTAAAGTTGATTTTACCCCAAATAGTAAAATAGGTGCAGAAGCTGTTGTTAATACTATTCAAATAGGAATTGCACAAACAGCAACTGATACTGAAGTTGATTACAATATGAATCATAGCAGACTTCAAGTAGAGTCTACAAATATACCAGCATCTTCATCTCCAGGTATTACCACTGTCAATACTTACAGATATATTGCAAATAGTCAACCATTCCATGCTGCTAAGTATTGGATACACGTTGCAGATAAAACAAATAATGAGCACGCATTCTCAGAACTATTTGTAGTAGATACAATTAATGGTGTTGGTGTAACTAGTGAAGCATTCATTACTGAATATGGTAATTTGGCAACTTCTTCAGGTCTTGGTACTTTTGGTGCTGAGGTAGATAATACTGGATTTGCAGTTGATTTACATTTTACTCCAGAACCAAATATTGATGTTGAAGTAAATATTTTTGCTCATCATTTAAAATCAGAAACAGCTGATGATGTTGATACTATTCTTGATTTTAATAATGGTTTAATTACAGATGATAGAGATGAATATGTTGGTACTTTTAATGCAGTAAAAACAGATTTTGACCTAACTCATGAAGGACAAGATATATTTGAATTTTGGTTTGATGGTGGAAATACCGATGTTATTGATACTTCAAATAACAGTATTAAACTTCCAAATCATTTCTTTATTTCTGGAGAAAGAGTTAAATATTTTAGAGATGATATTAATAACTTAAATTCTGCTATTGGTATTGGACAAACTTTTATTACTGGTATAGGTTTAACTACCATATTACCCAATGATGTAGACGAACTTTACATTGTTAAAATTGATGATAGTCTTGTTGGATTATCTACTAGTCCCGATGATGCATTATTACCAGATCCAAATCTTATTGATATCAATAACGTGGGTAGTGGAACTTCGCATAGATTATTAACCACTAGACAGAATGCTAAAGTTCTTGTTACGATTGATAATATTATTCAAAGTCCAATTGTTTCTACAGCTATTACTTCTCAACTTGCTACAAATCTACTATCAATTGATGATATTGCGGATTTTGTTGGTGTTACATCATTCTTTGGAGGAGATTTCTTTAGAATTAATGATGAAATTATGAAAGTTGAGGGTGTTGGAGTTGGTGGAATTTCTACTAAAGTTAGACTTAGAAGAGCAAGACTTGGAACTAATTTTAGAAATCATTCTGCTGGAGATATAATTACCAAAATTAGTGGTAATTATAATATTATTGATAGTACGATAAGTTTTGCTGAACCTCCATTTGGTTTAGATCCAGTTTCTAATCCAGACATTCCAAGTGAGAATGATTGGTCTGGAATTGCTAAAGGTTCTTCTTTCACTGGAAGAAGTTACATGAGAGGTAAAATTTCTTCCGGAACATCCGAAACCTATCAAAATAATTATGTATTCCAAGATGTTTCTGATAGATTTAATTCCCTCGAATTTTCTTTCCCATTAAGAACGGATGCCGGAAATGATATAACTGGAATTCAAGATGAAAATGCGGTTATTCTTATTAATAACATTTTACAACTTCCAGGTATTACTGTAGCAGAAGATTATCAACTTACAGAAGCACTAGGTATAACCAGTGCAATATTTAATGGTGATGCGAGAGATATAGGTTATGATGTTGGAATTAGTAGTTTCCCAAATGCTGGTATAATTCAATCTATTGGATCAACTGAAGGATTTGGTTATCATCCATTGGTTTCTGCTGCTGCTACAGCGACAATTTCAGAAATTGGAGAAATTACTGCAGTTAGTGTTGGCGATACTGGAACTGGTTATAGATCCAAACCAATAATGGAAATTATAACCAAAACAAATTATCCTATCTCTGTTGGCACTACTAATATATTCATTGAAAATAAAAATAGCGTATTTGGTATTCTTAATGAAATTCAAGGCGATGGCACAAATACACTAGTCGGAATTGGTACATTTAAATTTAAAACCTTAACACCATTAAATGGTATTGGAAATACTTTTATACAACTTAGACCTGTTGATCAAACACCTAATGATATTCCCATTGGAACTTTAGTGAGTATTGGTGTAACACTTCCATACGGTATTGTTAATGTTAGTGCTGCTACTAGTAACATTAGTGGAGGAGCAGTTTCAGGTCTTACTTATGATGTATTAGATGCAGATTATAACCCAGAAACTGGATTCTTATCCATGACTCTTCCAAAAAATCATGAATTAAATCAAGGTGATTATATTTCGATTATAGACAATGGTTTATACTTTACTTGTAATAGTGATGGTAACACTAGACTTAAATCATATCCCAGACCAAATCTAGACGATAGAGCTTGGAATAGACCTCTAAGACTTGAAAATGTTGAAGGTTCAAACATACAAGCATTTGTTGGCGTTTCAACTTTTGTATATTTTAATATTTCAAATGCAGAATATACTCCAGTAACAGGAATTACTACTCTTACTATTGGAGCTAATCATGGACTTGTCGTTGATAGAGGTATTAGTCTTGAAACTGATTCACTATCCTTTACATGTACAATGGATGGTAATACAGCAACCAAAACATATCCTCGCTCAACTGATCCGGCAGCAAATAATACTCTTGATATTATTAATGCAGATCAAGCAGCTGGAACAATTACAGTTAACGTTGGTGCTTCACCTCTTGTTTACTTCACTCCTTCTGCTGCAACATACACTCCTTCAACTGGTCTTCTACAATTAACAATTGGATCTCATACTTTAACATCTGGAACTTCAGTTAGACTTGCTGACAATTCATTAACATTCACTTGTGCTCTTGATGGTCACACGGTTCAGAAGACATATCCTCGCGCTTCTGGTGAGGGTGCTAACGCTGGCACTCCAGATGCCGCATATCAAACTGCCGTAAATATTACTGCTGTAGATCAAGAAAATGGAACTATTACTCTGGATGTTGGTACATCATCAGATACCTCAGAACATCTTTTTGTAACAGCGGCAGCGGATGCAGTCATATCTGGTGGAGATTATCAGCACTCATTCCAAAGTGCAACGCCAAATGCTCTTCGTGCTGGTGGTCAGTATACACATACCTTCGTAGGTATTGGTACTAGTGCTGTTGTTAGTACTGCAACAACATCCATTCAACATGTTGGTTTTACAACTGTTATAGTTGGAACTGGACATATTTCGGATAACGTTATTATTACTAATCCAGGATTTAATCTTAATGTTGGTGTTGGAAGTAATATGGTCGTTCCTCAAATTGTATTTGATGAACCAGAACCATACGGTAATATGCCCTTAATTTATTCAGATGACAATGCAATTATAGGTCTTGGAACAGAAGCTAGAGTTGATGTTCAAGTTGGTAATGGTTCAAGTATAATTTCATTTAAATTTAATAATAATGGATATGCCTATGGAAATAAAGATATTCTAACAGTACAGACTGGAGGATTGACTGGAATTCCTACTTATATAACTAACGACTTTGAAGAATTCCAAATAGAAGTTGATAAAACTTTTGACGATACTTTTAATGGTTGGTCATTAGGACAATTTGAAATTTTGGATAATATTAATCAATACATCGACGGAAGAAGACTTCTTTTCCCTCTGTTTAGAGATGGAGAAAGACTTTCTATTATTGCTTCTAAAAATTCTAAAATTGCTCCAGAACAACTTCTTTTAGTATTTTTAAATAATACTCTTCAAGTTCCAAATATATCATATTACTTCCTTGGTGGAAACAGAATAAGATTTACAGAAGCACCAAGAGTGGGAGATTCTTTAAGAATTCTATATTATAAAGGAAATGGAGCTGGTCTTGATGTAATTGAAACCGATGTTATTCAAACTGTAAAAGAAGGGGATACACTTAGAATTACTTCTGATGATATAGTTTTAAATGAAAACACCAGAATAATTAAAGATGTTGTTTCTACAGATACTGTTGAAACACTACCATATTTTGGTCCAGGAAATACAGATAATGTAGAATTAATAAGACCAGTTTATTGGTGTCGCCAGACAAAAGATAAAATTATTGATGGTAGAAGCATTTCTAAAGCAAGAAGATTTTATGAACCAAATATTGCACCTAATGCAACTTTAATTAAGTCAGTTGGTGTAGGTGAGACAGTTCTTCACGTAGATACAGTTAGACCTCTTTTCACTCAAAATAATGAAAATGATTCTACTTTATTATTCCAAAACAGTATAATTATTCACCCTAAAGGTACAAAAGTTGGTGCGGCGGCAACTGCAACTGTTTCTGTTGCTGGAACTGTTTCTGCTATTACAATAACTAATGGTGGAGAGGGTTATCTTGAAATTCCCAGTATAAGCATTGCTAGTACCACTGGCGTTTCTGGTATTGGTACAACTACTACTGCAACTGCAACAGCAACTCTTACGGGTGGAGTTGTTACTGGTATAACTGTATCTGGAGGTGGAGTAGGTTATTCTACAACATCACCTCCAACAGTTTTAATTTCTCCACCGTCGTCAGATAAACTTGAAAAAAATGAAGTTTACTACCCATTTGGTTATAAAGGAGACGCTGGTTCTATTGTAGGATTTGCAACAACTTCAATTGGTTCGGATACTTTCGCATTATTTGATTTATTCATTCCTTCACAAGATTCTGCCTTTAGTGTAGCAACTTGGGTTGGAACTGCAGTAACAGTTTCTCAAATAGAAGTGGGTGATGTATTTACAATTTACAATTCAAATATTGGAGCAGCAACAACTTCCATAACAACTTACGATACTGCTAACAATGTTCTTGGTATAAGTACATCATTTGTTGATGGTGTTTATGAAGTTTTAGAAAAAGTTGAACATCCAAGAGTTATAGGTGGAATCGGAACTGCTACAGTTAGAGTTCGTGCAAAAGTTGATAATCCTCCTTTAGGATTTGATTTTGATGCAAATTGGGATGGAAATACTGGAATGACTACATCAAATTATCAAGGTGCTTACAGTTGGGGTAAAATTGTACTTAAGAGTAGATTATTCTCTAGTAAAACTTATTCCGTATATAATGAAAATGGAATAG